GATATTTTACGCCGTTGTATTGAAGTAAGTAAGGCAAAAATACTTGGTTTAAATTGGGATATTGTTCTTGCCGAAGATAGCGCAGAAAAACTTATTAGCGAAATCGGTGGCGCTCGCGTTCGTGCTATGTCGGTGGCACGTGATAGATATACGGAAGAAATTTCACGAGTTCGTTCATTTTGGGAACAACCAGATAAGGCTAACGGATTACTCTTTTATGACTGGTTAAATATCGCACTTGAAGAAGTATTAGTGCTGGACGCGTGGGCAATTTGGCCGCAACAAACAGTAGGCGGCGAATTATTTGGATTACAAATTCTTGATGGTTCAACTATTAAGCCATTAATTGACGATAGAGGTATGCGCCCTACTCCGCCATTTCCTTCTTTCCAGCAAATTCTTTATGGCTTTCCACGAAGCGAATTTGCCGCACCAACCGAAAGTGAAAGCGCAGATGGCGAATTTACTTCCGATGAACTTGCTTACTTTATTCGTAATCGTAGAACTACAACTGTTTATGGATACGGACCAACTGAACGCGCTTTGCCATTAGCAGATATTTATTTGCGTAGGCAACAATGGTTACGCGCCGAATATACAGATGGCGTAACGCCAGAATTAATAATGAAAACTGACGCAAACTTTGGTAATAATCCAAACTTGTTAAAGGCTTACGAAGATATATTTAATTCAGATTTGGCTGGTCAAACTGAACAACGTAAGCGCGTAAGACTTCTCCCTGCTGGTATGGAACCAGTTCAATACGACGGATACGGCGAACGTTTTAAAGATACGTTAGATGAGTATTTAGTTAATTCTATTTGTGGTCACTACGGCGTATTGCCAAGCGAAATTGGATTTAATCCTAAAAACGGATTAGGCGGTTCTGGTTTCCAATTAGGACAAGCACAAAGTTCCGAAGTATTAGGCGCAATTCCGTTAGCAACTTGGGTATCTCGTATGCTTTCGCATTTGTCTTATATGTTCTTAGGTATGCCACGCGAACTTGAATTTAAGTTTATGGAAAGTGGTCGTCAAGATTTGGAATCAGTTGCTCGCACACGTGATATTGAATTAAAATCTGGCGCATTAACACTTAACGAACAACGTTCATTAACAGGTCGCCCATTAATTGAAGCACCAGAGGCAGATATGCCTATTGTTGCCGTAGGTAATGGTGCGTATTTAGTTACCGAAAACGGATTTAAACCGCTAGAAACACCAGTTGAAGGTAATAACGAATTACTTGGAGATTTTGACGCACCTACGCCAGAACTTACTGTAAATGACGCCGAAGCAGTTCAAGGCGAAGATGAACGCGAACAAATTGACGAAGGTAAATCTGCGCAAGAAGAATTAAAACAATTCTTACGTTGGTTGCGTAAATCGCCTGACCGTTCATTCCGATTTAAAGATGTTCCAGTTGTTTACGCTGACGTATTAAACAAATTTGTAGCCACAAAGGATTACGACAGCGCGCGCTGGTATGCCGAACGTTATTTAGCGTAGGTTCGTTATGCGTCAAAGCCGTGCGTGGAAGGAACGCAATAACGCAAAGGTTCGTTTAGCCGCTAGACGTGCCAAATTAATTCGTGACGCAATAAAAGAAAGCGTTAATACCAAAGAAGTAGTTGAAGCGTTTTTAAATAATATGCCTAGCGCAAATATAACTACCGAACAAGCACGTAACTGGACATTAACTAACGTTAGACCAAATAGCACCGCGTTAATGTCGGCATTTAGAACCATTTATAGCGAAGCGTATGTGCTAGGCGAAGACGTGGCGTTATCGGCAATTGCTAAGGCAAAAATAAATAAAGCACCTACTAAACAACAGTTACAACGCGCTATCGGTGTTAATTGGGCTAACTGGAAACCGGGCAATAGAGCCGCCGCCGCATTAGTTAAACCGCCTAAAGGATTACAAACGTTACTAGATAGGCGCGGTGTAACAATTCAAGGTTTAAATAGAACTTCGTTAGACCGCATAGGAACGGCACTTGCTAACGCTTTAAAGAAAGGGCAAACGCCGCAAGCCGTAGTAGGAACTATTTTGGAAGAAATTGCTGGTTATCGGGAGAAGTTAGCAAAGGATTTAGAAATAGAAATTGACGATATTTTGTCCGATAGCGAGCGCGCTTTAAATATTGCTCAAACGGAAATGAGCCGTGCCGTCAGCGTGGCTAACCGCGAATTATATGAAGATAGCGGCGTTGAACTGGTAGAGTGGTTAGTTGCTGAACCTTGCGATTTATGCCAAGAGAACGCAGACGCTTCGCCTATCCGTATTGACGAGCGTTTTCCTAGTGGAGATACGGAACCACCAGCGCACCCTAATTGTGTTTGTGATATTGCGCCTTACGTAGTAGATACACGCAATTTAGGTGAAGACGCTATATCCATAATTCTAGGAAACGAGGATTAATGCCTTCCGCAGATGGATTTACTCCGCCGCAAGCAGTTAGAAATAATGCTAAACGCGGATTAGAATTACGGCGTGAATTTGGTAGAGGTGGAACAGAAGTAGGCGTTGCTCGCGCAAGAGATTTATCAAATGGCAAATCACTTCCTTTAGAAACCATTAATCGTATGGTAAGTTATTTCGCTAGACACGAAGTTGATAAAAAAGGAGAAAACTGGGGTAACGCTAAAAATCCTTCAAAGGGTTATATTGCTTGGCTTTTATGGGGCGGAGATGCTGGCAAATCGTGGGCGAATTCCATAGCAGAGAGAGAAAAGAAAAAGGACAAATCAATGGCAATAGATACAACAAATGCGTATGCCGCAATTATTAAGCAAGAAAAGCAAGAAGATGGAACGTTACTTGTTTATGGTAAGGCAACTGACGACAGCGTAGATATTGACCAGCAAATTTGTGACGCAAGTTGGTTAGAGAAGGCTATGCCAGAGTGGTTTAAATCAGGCGGTAATATCCGCGAACAACATTCAAATATTGCGGCAGGTGTTGCAAAAGAATTAGATAGCAAAACTGACGGACATTATATTTCTGCTTTAGTTGTGGACCCTGTTTCTGTTAAGAAGGTAGAAACTGGCGTATTAAAAGGTTTCTCAATTGGTATCCGTTCGCCACGTATCGTGCGCGATAATAAAGCGGCTAATGGTCGCATTATTGATGGACAAATTGTGGAAGTATCGCTAGTAGATAGACCAGCAAACCCAAACGCAAAACTAATGCTTGCGAAATCTGATAATGGTTCTGACTTTACACAAATGGAAGAACTTGTAGAAACTGCCAAAGGAGTAGAAATGGAACACAAAGAAGATGAGAAGGCGGTTTCCGAAAAGCCTTCCAAAGAAGAAATGCTAAAGCAATACGAAGACGCCAAGAAAAATTATATGGCTGCTAAACAAGCATTTGACGAGTGTAAGTCAATGTGTAAAGAGGCTGGCGTTGAAATTGAAATTGACGGCGAGGAAGAAGAAGCCGAAGAAAAGAAACAATATGGCGAAAGTGCCGAAGAAGAAACTGCCGAAGGTAGCAAACCTTCTGCGGCTGAGGAAGAAGTTGAAGAAGCCGAAGGTAAGAGTGCCGAAGCACATAAGTGCTTAGAGTGCGGTTGCGGTCAAGTAACTAACTCACACGGCGGTGGAGAAACAACTTTGCCAGATGGAACAACTAGCAATATGACTACCGCAACAATGGTATCGCCAGCACAAACACCTAAGAGCGTAACAGAAATTATTCCTACGCCAACAACGGAAGAAATTGGCACCATTATTGACGAAGAAGAAGATGACGAAGATTTGTCTGAAAAGACAATTACTGCAATTGTAGAAAAAGCCGTAAAGAGTGCAAAAGAAGCGGTAACTACCGAGATTAATTCCTATCAAGAGGAAATTAATAAGTTACAAGCCGAATTAGCAACGGCAAAAAGCAAGGCAGTATCTGGAGGTCCAAAGCGTTCAGGCGTAAAAATTGATATGTCGGAAGTTTCCGAACTATTAAATAAAGCGGCTGAGTTTCGCGCTAAGGCTTCCGTAACCGCAGATAAGGACTTGGCTCGCGGTTACCGTGAATTGGCGGCAGATTTTGACGCTAAAGCAAACGCAACCAAGCCAAGTAATTAATCAAACCAACTCTTTACGAAAGGAATACAATGGCACTAACAGCCCCTAAAGCAGCCGATATGTTCGGCGACGCTGGTTCCGCAAAGGAACAGGCTATTGCTATGGACGAGTTCAAATCTGAACTTTCAAAGTCTGTATCACACGCTGTTACTGACCCAATGGCAGTTGCCGCTATCCGTGAAGGAAAATCTACCTTCGCAGCGGCTTCTGGCGACGCAGTTGCTTCATTAGAACAACTTGTTGCTAACAAGTCATTGGCACCAGACGCAGTAAGCGCGCTTAATAACGCACTTTCTTCACAGCGCCTAGCAATGCAAGATATCCAAAAGGATATTACTCTTACATCACCACTTAGCACATCTTTCGCGGCATTTGACCTAGAAGCACCTGCTAAGTTGCTTACTCCACGCCCAACACCTCTCCGCAACAAAATTGCGCGTAAGAAGGGTGTCGGTACTTCACACCGTGTCAAGAGAATTCTTGGTTACACAGGTACAGGTACAGGCGGAGTAGGAAACATCTGGCCCGGTATTACAGAAAGCACCACAACCGCATTTGGTTCTATCAACTACGAGCGTGGTCCAAAAATTGCTTATGCCGCAGATGATTTAATCCTGCCTTACAACTCTTACTCACTATCAGATAGCGTTTCATTTGACGCTAACTTCTCTGGTCTTGGATATGAAGATTTGCGTCAATTGTCTTCAACTTCAACTCTCTACGCAACAATGTTGATGGAAGAGCGTATGATGTTGATGGCACGTGGAACTGCCTCTGGTTATTCAGGCGCACTTTCTGCTCCAACATTTACACTAGCAAGCCCAGTAGCAAGCGGTTCACAAACTGCTCTTGCCGCGGCAACTTATTATGTAAACGTTACTGCTGACGCAGGTATTTCTGGTTCAGGTTTTGGTGAGTCAATTCTCGGAACAGAAGCAAGCACCGCAGTTGCCTCTGGCGACGTTCTAACAGTTACTGTTGGAACCGCAGTAGCAGGCGCACTTGGTTACAACATCTACGTTGGAACTGCAACTGGTGCGGCAAACTTGAAGTATCAGGGAACTCTAAAAGGAACTGGTACCTTCACAATTCAGGGAGCAAGCGCAAGCGTTACAGGTAACAACGCGGCATTTACTACAACTGGTGCTGCTGCTTCACGTGCTTCTGCTGATACATCTGCTTACGCAACTGGTTATGACGGAATTCTCCCAACTGTTTTGGGTTCAAATTCTGGTTTTAACAAGTCAATTAACAGCACATTCTCAACATCAAATCCTGGTGTTGAATATCAGGACGTGTTCTATGCTCTTTACAATAGCGTAAAGGCTGACCCAGATGAGATTTTGATTAACGGCGCAGACCGTAAGCAACTCTCTGATTCAATTAAGAACGGTTCAACCGCAAACTACCGCTTGACTCTAACTCAAACTGAGGCTGGAGATTACGTAGGTGGCGCAACAATTGGCGCGCTATACAACGAAGTAACTGGAAAGATGGTTCCGCTAACGGTTCACCCTTGGCTACCACAAGGCGTATCGCCTGTTCTTTCCTACACACTTCCAATTCCAGACACAGAAGTTTCTGATGTATGGGCAAACTTTATGGTTCAGGACTATATGGGTATCCAATGGCCTGTAACTCAGTTTGCTTATGAGTTCAGCACTTACTTCCGTGGAACATTCTTCTGCACCGCTCCTGCTTGGAACGGCGCAGTTTCAGGAATTGTAAACGCGTAGTTAGTAAATAAGTTGTGGTGCGTCAAATAGTGGGCGCACCACAACTTAACTAAAAAGGGGGGCTATATGCCAAAGATGATACCGCCAACAGGTTTGAAAGAAGTTGCTGTTAGAACTGAACGCGGCACTAAGGTTTATAAAGCAGGGCGTGATGGATTAATCCACGTAGATAATTCAAAACACGCAAAACAAATGAAAGAAGAAGGTTTAGGAGAAGCAAGCACTAGCGGAGTAATAGTGGGCGAAGGGTATCCTTGTAACTCTTGCGGTTTTGGTAGTTGGTTTAAAAAGTGTTCTCGTTGCGGATATGAGAACGAACGAATTATGAAAGATGGCGACTAATGGCAACAGGCGTAACAGCATTAACGTTTAATGAGTATCCATATATAACAGTTGCCGAATATAAAAATGCTCCTACTGCTATTGATTACGATAACTTAGTTGTAGGCGGTAACGCAGAGGCGCAAGACGCTGAATTAGCGCGCGTAATACTTCGTGCTTCATCTTTTCTTGATGAATATTTAAATCAAAATTTAGTGGCTTCTTCACGCACAGAAACTCAACGCACAAGATTTACACCGCAAGGTTATATTGAACTTCACCCATATCAATATCCGATTATTTCGTTACAAAGTTTTGAATATGGCGCTGACCCAAATAATTTAGTAACGCTTACCGACCCTTCAACCTGCTGGTTTGAAGAACAACAAATTATTATTCCGATTAGTCAATTATCACTAACTTATTCTTCGCAAGGTCCGCTTTCTTTCGGCGGTGCTGGTTCCAATAAATATCAAATTTTTACCAAATATAATTACACGTCAGGTTATGTTAATAACGCTATCGCCACCGCAACTGCTGGACAAAGTTCAATGGTGGTATCTAACGCAACTGGTATTACTGCTGGCAGTATGTATCGTATTTATGATGGCGCAAAATCTGAAACTATTTACGTGGCAAGTAACTACGTTTATGGTTCAACAACTGTTCCTCTAACGTCTGTCTTAACGTATAGCCACGCGGCTGGCGTGACCTTCGGTAACTTACCTACTGCGATAAAGCAAGCCGCTATTCTCGTTGCTACCGCGTTTTTAAAGGTTCGTGGCGATAACTCTTTAACTATGAATATTACTTATACACCTACTACTAACATTGAAGCGGCTCAACGTTATGGCGGAGATATTGCTATGGCACTTGAAATGGTTAGTCTTTATCGGAGAGTGCGTTAATGGCAGGTCGCGCTGGTATTCGGGATACGTTATTCAAATTTCTATCAAATCCACAAATACCTACGTTAAATCAAGTTTTAATTTCTTTTCCAAAGCGTATTAATTTTCAAGTTAATAGTCAGCCCGGTCAATTAAGCCGTTCTGCGGTAGTTATTTTTATCCAGAGTGAAAACGAAACACGCCTTGCTATTGGTGGCGCACATAACGGCTGGAAGCGTGTTGATTATTCCGTTATATTACAGATTTATCACCATAGCCTACAACGCAACGCTACCGACGCTATGCTGGATTTTGATACACTTATTGATAATATTAAGACTAGGTTACGCTCTGACCATAACTTCGGTGACGAAAGCGGCACTTTAGTTTGGCAAGGAGCAGAACCTATTATTAGCGCGACCTACGGCGAACCTGCCACAACGGAAGAGGGCGCAACGGAAACGTTTGCGGAACTTCAGTTTGACGTAACCGAGATGGTACAAGCATAAGGAGAACAAATGAAATATAAATATAACGGAACAGATGAGCGCGTGTTCCCTTCGCTTGGAGTTTTAGTCAAACCAAACGAAGAATTTGAAGCGCCTGATAACTTTAGCGCACCAGATGTTATTCCAGTTGGCGCGGCTAAATCAGCAATTAAACCAGCCACAGCAACGCCTTTGGCAGAAAAGCAGGAGAGTGAATAATGACCGTACAAGCCTCGGTGCGTTCTTATGTGGGTATCGCCAAAGAAGCCACAAAAGGAACAGCAGTAGCACCAACCGATTTCATACCAGTAGCAAAAGACAGTTTAAAACCAGTAGATGTTATTGACCCACTATACGATACTGGTTTGCGCGGTTCTAATGTAGTTAATTACAACTATATTCCGGGCAGAAAACGTTCCACATTTGATTACGGCGGCGCAGTATTTGCCGACACAATTGGATATTCAATAGCAGGAATTATGGGCTCGGTTGCCACATCTGGCGCAAGCGCACCTTATACGCACACAATTTCATTGAAAAATTCATTAACATCGG